CACCGATTGGCAGACGATCCAGGGCGGCACGCTGTTCGCCGGCGTCGATATCGGCCGCAAGAACGACCTCACCGTCCTGTGGGTGCTCGAGCTGCTCGGCGACGTGCTCTACACCCGACATGTCGAGTGCCTGCAGAACATGACCAAGGCCGAGCAGGAAAAGGTGCTCTGGCCGTGGTTCGCGCGGTGCCAGCGGGTTTGCATTGACGCCACCGGCCTCGGCATTGGCTGGACCGACGACGCCCAGGCGCGCTTCGGCACGTACAAGGTGGAAGGCGTCACCTTTACCGGGCCGGTGAAAGAGCAGCTCGCCTATCCCGTCCGCAGCCGCATGGAAGACCGGCGGCTGCGCATCCCGATGGAGGGCAAGATCCGCGCGGATCTTCGCGCGGTGACCAAGCAGGTGACGGCGGCGGGCAACATCCGCTTCACGGCCGAGCGGACGCCGGACGGGCACTCCGACCGCTTCTGGGCGCTGGCGCTGGCGATCCATTCGGCAACGGGCGCCGAGGGTGCGCAGTGGCGGCCGCTGATCGCCGCCAACCTGCTGACCGAGCCGAAGCGCGGCCTGACACCCAACGCCGTGAAGGCGCTGCAGTATGTGATCAACACCGGCGGACGCGCGACGATCGCCGCCTTCGACGACGATCACGAGCCGATCGGGCCGATGCTCCGCCGCGAACTGATGCCCGCGATGATGGCCGCCAATGCCGAAGGCTTACTCCGCCTCACCCCGCAAGGGTTTGCCGCGCTGACCGAGCCGGCCGAGCGCGACCTCGATTCGAACTGGATCCCCGCATGAACTGGCTGACCCGCTTGAACCCCTTTGCTGTGAAGGAAGCGCGCTCAATCACGGCGATGTCGCATCAGGGCGGCGGCAAGCAGCTGTTCATGGGGCTGCTCAAGCGCACCCGCTTCGATTATCGCCGCGAGATCGGCGACGGGCTCGATTCCTCAGTGGTGACCGCGCCGATCGCGTGGATACAGCGCGCGCTGCCCGAAGCCGACCTGACGATCTGCCGCAAGCTGCCGGACGGCGAGGAGCAGTACCTCGAAGACCATCCGATGCTGGCGCTGATCGACACGCCGAATCCGTTCTACGGCAACATCGCGCTTTGGATGGCGACGCTGCTGAGCTTTCTGACGGACGGCAACGCCTACTGGGCGATCGTGCGCGACGGCGTCGGGCGCCCGGCCGAGCTGTGGTACGTGCCGCACTGGATGATCGAGCCGATGTGGCCGGCCGACGGCAGCGTCTTCATAAGCCACTACCGCTACATGCCCGGCGGCGGCACAGGCTATGTCGACCTGCCGTTCGACGATGTCGTGCATTTCCGCCACGGCATCAATCCGCGCAACGGGCGCAAGGGCCTATCGCCGCTGGACGGCGTGATCCGCGAGATCTTCATCGACCTTGAGAGCAGCAACTTCGTCGCCTCGCTCCTGCGCAACATGGGCGTGCCCGGCGTCGTGATCAGCCCGAAGGGCGGCGCCATGCCAGCGCCCGAAGACGTCGAGGCGACAAAGACCTGGTTCAAGCAGGCCTTCGGCGGCGACAACCGCGGCGGGCCGCTGATCATGGGCGCGCCGACCGATGTGACGCCCTATGGCTTCAACCCGCAGCAGATGAACATGAGCGAGGGCCGCGACGTGGCCGAGGAGCGCGTCTGCGCCTGCCTCGGCATTCCGGCCGCCGTCGTGGGCTTCGGCGCGGGCCTGCAGCAGACCAAGGTCGGCGCGACAATGGAGGAGCTGCGCAAGCTCGCCTGGAACAACGGCGTGCTGCCTTTCGCGCGGATGCTGGCCGACGAGCTGCAGCGCTCGCTGCTGTGGCAGTTCGGCGATGCCACCGGCATGGAAGTCGAGTGGGATACCTCCGACGTCATTGCCCTGCAGGAGGACGAGGACAAGCGGACTGACCGGCTCAACAAGCAGCTGGCCCAGGGCGCGATCACGCTATTCGAGTGGCGCAGCGAGATGGGCTATCCGGCGGACGATACGCACAAGTTCTTCCTGCGCCCGATCAGCCTCATCGAGGTGCCGGAAGGTCAGCCGCCGACCGCGACGCCGCCAGCGACGCCGCCGGCGACGCCGCCCGCCGATCCCAACACGCCGAAAGAAGCCAAGGCTGCGCCAAGCGCGGATGCGATCAAGCGCGCGCGCGCCTGGATCAAGGGCACCGAGCGACTGGCGGCGCCGCTGGCCGCGCGGTTTACAGTCACCCTCGAGTCGTTCTTCGGCAAGCTGGGCAAGGCCGCGAGCGAGGCTGCGCTGCCGCTGCTTGAGCAGGAGTTCCCGAAGGAAGAGAAGGCCGACGATCTGCTCGTTGCCATGATCCTCGACAAGCTGGGCATCCCGAAGTTCGAGGGCGAGCTTAGCGCGGCCTATCAGGCGCAGTACCTTGAGGTCGCCAAGGCGGTGAACGATGTCGCCGAGCAGGCGGGCCTTGGCACGCAGATCCCGGACGTGGTGACGCGCTCGATCCTTGCGGCCGGCGGCCGGCGCGTCGGCCTGGTCGACCTTGAGCAGCAGACGAAGGACGCGCTGTTCGAAGCGCTGGCGGCAGGCCGCGCGGCAGGCGAAGGTTCGACCCAGCTGGCGGGCCGCATCGCCGACCTGGTCGAGAGCGGGCCGAGCGACACGCCACTGGTGCGCTCGCGCCGGATCGCGCGGACCGAAACCGCCTATGCCGTCAACATCGCCACGATCGAGCGCGGCAAGGCGGCGGGCGCGACCAGCTTCATCGTCTTCGACGGGCTGCTCGGCCCGGGCCGCTCACTGCTGAGCCACATCGCGCGCGACGGCTCGATCGTGAGCCCGGCCGAGGCGCTGCAGATGGCGAACGATGAACACCCGAACGGCACGCTCAGCTTCGCGCCGAGCTTCGACTGATCCGAAAAGGAACCCTGGCAATGCAGATAAAGAGCATCACGATCGAGAAGATGGACGAGGCCGGCACCGGGCGTGCCCGCATCGCGCAGCTCTCCGCGATCGACAAGGATGGCGACACTTATGCCAAGGGCGCCTTCAGCTGGAAGAGCGGCGGCGGGCAGTGGGTGCAGATCATCCCGGCGCACAACAAGCAGGCGATGCCCTTTGGCAAGGCCTGGCTGCACGAGGAGGGCGACTGGGCCGTCGCCGACTTCACGCTCAACCTCGACACGCAGGCGGGCAAGGATTGGCACGCGGCGCTCGCCTTTGACCTTAAGACGGGCAGCCCGGTGCAGGAATGGTCGTTCGGCTTCCAGACGCTCAAGTCTGCCCGGGTGCAGCGTGGCAACAAATCTGCGCGCGAGTTGCAGCAGCTCGACGTGTTCGAAATCTCGCCGGTGCTGCGCGGCGCGGGCGTCGGCACCGGCACGCTCGGCGTCAAGTCGGCCGAGCTGAAGGAAGCGGCCTTCGCACCGCTGATCGGTTCGCTGGCGGAGCTGGCGGAGGCGGTGACTGCGGACCCTGCCGTGCTTTCGGAGACGGGGCGCAAGCAGCTTGGCGATATCCACACCGCGCTGGGCACAGCGCTGGCGGCGCAGCCTGCCGGGGTCAATGCTGCCGACGAAAAGGCGCTGACCGATGCGGCCGTTTTCGGCTTCCTGCAGACGGTCACGCGGCGCCACCTGACGCGCCGGGGCTGACCCCTCGCCATTTGCCCCGACAGGGCGCTGTGCGTGCACCAGCGCCCTCACCCCCGGATTTTTCCGTCGAGGGGCTTCTTAGGCTTCTTAAACGGCTCTCAGAGGCGTTTTTGCCTCCGTCGCAACCTGCCGATTGCGGGCGGCGCCTTCCATGGTTGCTATCGGGGCAAGGGCTGGGGTAAACCCGGCGCGCCGGGCAAGGCCTGATCCTGCCCGCCATGACGCGCCCGACCGGACCTTGTTCCGGGGCGCGCCGCCCCCAAGCCTCCCGCCATATGCCCCGAGACTTTCGGAACAGGCCGCGCACCAGCGGACCAGGGAGCATGTGACATGGATATCGAAAATCTGACGTTGAAGCAGGCCCGCGAAGCCATGGCGTCCAAGCAGGATGTGCTGGGCAAGGTCTTTGAGGAAGCGAAGACCAATGACGGCGGCTATGACTTCAACAAGGTGAAGTCGCTCGGTACCGAGCTGAAGGGCTCGATCGCGATCGCGGAGCGCATCAACGAGATGAACGCCGAGCTCAACGAGCTGGGCGAGCACGTCGACAAGCTGGCTAACGCGGAAAAGGCCGCG